CGCCTCCACCTCCGCCTCCACCTCCGCCGGGCGTGGTGACGCCTGCTCCGTCGGCCTTGATGCAGGCCTACTTACGCATGTTCGGCGGTGATGCTGGCCGTGTGGATCTAGGCCGGTACGCTGGCCCGTCGGAGTTAACGGGCGGGGTAGTTCCGACCACTGGGGTAACTAGTGGAATACCGACGCCGGGGATTCCGACGCCGCGTACTACCCCGGTACCTGGCGTACCGAATTTGACGTTCACGCCGGGTCAACCGCAGTACTTCAGCAACATCCCTGGAGCCATGCTCCCTGGCACGTTGCCCTCGAACATCAATCCATTACAGGCGTACAAGGGCCCGTATGCGATCGACCAGCTTGCAATGAACCCGAACCTGAGTCCGGGGATTTTGGGTGGTTATCAGGCGCTCGGGTATTACACCGACCGCTTGGGCAATCGGATTCTTGCTCCGGGTGGTGGGTTGATGCGGTTTGCTGAAGGCGGCGAGGCGAGCAAGGACGACTCTGCCAAGGCGGAGTTGGAGAAGCTGCTTGCAGCGGTGCCCGCGCAGCAAGAGACGCAGGTGAACGTGTCGCCGAACGCGCGCAGCGTGAAGCGCACGACGACAAAGTCCGCGTCGACCGATCGCGGTAAGGCGATGAGTTTTGACCTTGAGTCGTTGACCGAGGCCCGTGGATCACGGACCAAGGACCAAGGGTCAGCGGCCGAGCGTCTTGCGCTGTTGATGGAGTCGTTGAAGGAAGGCACGCGCGAAGCGCAAGATACGGCGCGGGGGCTTTCGCGTCAGACGTTCAACAAGCCGAGGTTTGATCGCGCGGGGCTGGGTCGTGCGGGTTCGTTGATGGTTCGCCGGTTTGAAGAGGGCGGAGAGGCGATAACCCCGCTCGGCAATTTACAAGTGCGGACATATCGTGAGTCGTTGAGGCCGGAGAACCTGACGCGGCCGATCACGGAGAAGAACCTGTCGGCGAAGGAGCTCGACAAACTGCGGCAGTTGATTGAGCTTGCGAAGGCGCGACCGGCATTGAGCGAGAAGACGGGAAAGCCGTTGCCGGGGGTCGTGGGCTATGAGCACCATGACTTGTACAAGCAAAAATACGGTCCGATGGGCGCGGTCCCTGGGCCGGACACCGACATCAACGTCACGGAGTCTGCCAATCTTCGTAACACGCTTGGACAGTTTACGTTCAAGGAAATGCCGGACGGATCGGTGCAGGTGATCGACAACTACGACTTCACGGGCGATGTAGGCGAGACGATAAACCCGTTGATTCGTTATGCAAACTACAAGGGCGTGAACCGGCCCGTGAGGATCATGTTGCCTCCGCAGAAAAAGAGGAAGTAGGCATGTCGCAAAACGCCGGGAAGTATCTCAAGAGGTTTGACAAGGCCAATGCCGTCCGCCGCGCCGAGGGCAGCCCTCCGCGAGGTGAGGGGCGGATGGGGCCGGGGCGGATGGCCGAGACGGGGGCAAGGTTTCTCGGGGAACTTTTTAACCCCGTCAAAGCTGGCGAGGATGTGCAGAATGTAGGCCGTTCGTATCTTGACATGTTAAGCGCGTACAACGAACTGCTCTACCAGCGTTCGCCGGAAGAACAAATAGCGTTTTTGCAATCACTTCCGTCAAAGACGCAAGAGGCGTTGGGCTCGGCGGCAACAGCGCTACGTGATTTACCGCAGACCGCGAAGCGAGCGGTAGAGGAGGCTACGCCGGAATCCACCGCTGCGGCCGTGCGACGCTTTGGCGTGGAGTCGGCGATGGATCCGACGCGGCTTGTTAAGAGCACGGGTCCCGTGACTTCACAGATTGTGCGTCCAAGGGGCGAGGGGATTGTGTTAGACAACCCCAATGCTGAAGCGATCCCTTTGTACAAAAGCAATATTGCTCCGCCGCATGCCCCAAAGGGGTACATTCCGCGTGCCATTGCTGAAGGACAGGAGAGGCTCACAAAGAGATATTCCGAACTACCGGATGAAAATCGTGCGGCTATCCACAAATTTTTGTTGACGAAAGTACGAAACTACTATGCCAATCAGTATGGGACGCAAGACGACCCGATCTATAAGGCTATTCGTGAAGGCAGGTTGACTAGCCAAGAACTTAACGTGCCGGGCGGTATACGAAAGTACCTCACCGATGCCGCAAAGGAAGGGAAGACTCGCGTAAACCCCGAGACAGGAGAGACGCGTTTTTATCCGAGCCCAAATGCCCAGGACGCCATACAAGACATCAATGCTCTCTACGACACAATGACGGGCATGCGGGGCGCGGTATTTGCGAGAGAAACAATTGGGGATCCAAAATACTCCAGTATGCTTTCGGATCAAGCCCAAGAAGAACTTGAAAGATTAAAAGATGTCACTAAGGATCGATTACTGAACGAACGTCTTCGGCCTGAAGAAATAAATCCACGGATTGATTACATGGGGTATAAAAACCCTTCTTTTGTTAAACCAGACAATTCATTAAGAGAGTCGATTATATCAGATCGTAAAATGGAAACTGACGATATTCAGGCGCTTTTTTTAACAAACCCAAATTCTCTGCCCAAGGAACTTCGCACCGCTATTGAAAAGAAGCAGCCGATCTATGACATATATCCCATAGGAGCACTTAAAGACGTACTGGATGAAAAATCCCTGGTTGATTATCTGGCCACCCTTCCCGTTAATCAGATCAATAACATGCGTTATGAAGACGCTATTCGTGGTTCTGTGAGGCTACAGGCCTTGCGGAAAGAACGAAATACCCTGCTGTCTAGAATTCGTGATAACAAACCTGTTGATGGAAAGCCCTTCCTTGAGGGGGTCAGCGCGCCGTTGGTTTCTTATCCAGAAGGAAGTCCTCTTCAGGGCTATACGTGGCGAAGGCTTGAAAGGCCAGACTCGACGGAACTGGAAGGAGCGTACCTTGGGCATTCTGTGGGGGGTTATGCTGATAATGGAAACTACACTTCAGCAGATAAAAAAGCCTTCCGTGCAGGAACTATCAAGGTTTATTCATTACGAGATCCAAGAGGTCTCCCCGTTACTACTGTAGAGGTAAAAGAAATTCCAAATTTAGGATCTGCGGTCACGCAGGTCAAAGGAGCCGGGCGCGCTACGGGCAACACACCGCTTAGGAACCTAAACGATAAAGAGTTAGCGTTAGCTACTAATTATATGGATCCAGCGTTGGTAGATTTGTTCAAAAAACTTAACGTGACTGGAATTCAGGAGAGCGATTCATATCTTCCTCCGATGGCGTTGGAATACAAGAAGGCTGCCCGGACCAAGCCTGTATCTAGTCTTCGCGCCCGAATGGGGGCACCACGGCCCATTGGTGGGCCTGAACTACCAGAACAGGCACCACAGCCGCCCGTACAACAGGGCATTGGCCAACTACCACAGGCTCCGCAGGAAATCCCGAACGCCGAGAATTTTGCGCGTGGAATGAATGACCAGCAGCTCATAGAATTTGTTCGTCGGCTGTTCCGCGATCAGGACTAACCCGAGTTGTGTTAACAACTCTGATCCACTAGGATACCAACATGCCAATTGATAAAGTGGTCAACCAAGCCCCCGAGACGGGCATTGTGGTTATCGCCGAGGGCGCGCCAGAGGAGGCCCCGGAGATCGAGATCGTTCTGGAGCCGGATGGCGGGGCGGTAATCGAGATTGGTGAGGAAGAGGCCAAGGAAGTTGACTTCTATGCCAACTTGGCCGAGGTCATTGAGCCGGAGGCCTTGGGCCGGATAGCCATTGACGTCTCTGCGATGTTCGAGGCGGACAAGGGATCGCGATCGGATTGGGAGCAGATGTACGCCAAGGGCCTTGATCTGCTGGGCTTGCGCATCGAAGAGCGCACCAAACCCTTCCGTGGTGCGTCGGGCGCGAGCCATCCGATGCTGCAAGAGGCCATTATTCAGTTCCAGGCACAGGCTTTCCGTGAGCTGATGCCCGCGGGCGGCCCTGTCCGCACGCAAATCCTGGGCAAAGAGACGGTGGACAAGTTCCAGCAGGCCGCTCGTGTGCAGGATTTCATGAATTATCAGATCACGACGGTGATGGAAGAGTACACACCGGAGTTCGATCAGCTCTTGTACTACACCGGATACGGTGGATCGACGTTCAAGAAGGTCTATTACGACGCTCAGTTGGGCCGAATGGTGTCAAAACTGTGCCTCGCAGACGATATTTACATCCCGTACAACGGTTCGAGCGTCATTGCGCAGTGTCCGCGCCTTACTCATCGTATTGCGATGGACTCCAACGAGTTCCGCAAGCGTGTTTTGGCGGGCGAATACCTTGATGTCGCCGTTGATTTAGAGCCGACGCCTGCCGATCCGAGCCAAATTCAGGCTGCGATTGACAAAGTCACGGGTGTGCAGCCGACGGACAGCGCGGGCGAAGTATTTTTGCTCGAAATGCTGGTCGATTTGGACATTCCGGGCTTTGAAGACGTCGACGAAAGCGGCAATCCGACCAAAGTTAAGCTCCCGTACGTCGTTACATTGGCCGAAGACACGCTTCGCGTCATCGGAATCCGTCGAAACTGGAAAGAAGACGACGAACTTAAGCGCCGCCGCAACTATTACGTGCACTACGTGCTCGTCGAAGGCCCCGGCGCGTATGGTTTGGGATTTGTGCACCTCGTCGGAGGCCTTTCCAAGGCGGCGACGAGCGCACTTCGGCAATTAATCGACGCCGGAACGCTCGCGAACCTGCCTGCCGGCTTCAAAGCCAAGGGCGCGCGCATCGCGGACGACTCGGATCCGATTCAGCCGGGCGAATGGCGCGACATTGACGCGGGAGGCGCGGAACTTTCGTCGTCTCTCTTGCCACTTCCGTACAAAGAACCGAGCCAAGTGCTCTTTGCGCTGCTTGGATTCCTCGTAGACGCTGGAAAGCGGCTCTCGAGCACGGCCGACATGCAGGTCGGCGACGGAAATCAGTACGCGCAGGTCGGAACGACACTTGCGTTGCTCGAGCGCGGCTCGATGGTGATGTCGGCGATCCACAAGCGCCTGCATTACGCACAGACGCTGGAGTTCCGGCTGCTGGCAGAAGGCTTTGCGGAGTATCTGCCAGATGAGTACCCGTACGAAGTGCCGGGTGCGAGCCGCAAGATCAAGCGTGCCGACTTCAACAACATGGTGTCGGTGCTTCCGGTTGCGGATCCCAACATTTTCAGCACCGCGCAGCGTATTCAGCTTGCGCAGATGCAGTTGCAGCTCGCCCAGAGCGCACCGCAGATGCACAACATGTACGAGGCGTACTACCGCGTGTATGCGGCGCTTAATATCCGTGACATTGACGGCATTCTTCTGCCCCAGCACACGCAGATGCCGAAGGATCCTGCGACCGAGAACGCTTCGGTGTTGAACGGCATGCAGCTCAAGGCTTTCGCAGGCCAGCAGCACGATGCACACATCGCCACGCACTTGATGATGGGCCTCTCGCCGATCCTCCAGAGCAATCCGATGGCGGCGATGACGCTTCAGCAGCACATCCTCGAGCACGTTCGCCTGAAGGCGGAAGAAGACGTCGAGGCGGATCTCTTCAAGATGTACGGCACCGATCCCGATCGCATGGTGTCGGTCATTCAGAAGGAAGGCATGGTCGCGATCAAGGTCGCTCAGTACATGCAAGAGGTTCGTACGACGCAGGACCAGATCGCTGGCACCGCAGGCGGCGGTGAAGACCCGTTGGTCGCGCTCAAGGAGAAGGAAATCGAGCAGCGTGCGGCTGCGGATCAGGCGAAGATCCGGCTCAACGAGCAGAAGCTGCAACTTGAGCAGCAAAAGCTGCAACAGTCGACGCAGATTGATCAGGCGAAGTTACAACTGCAAATGCAGCGAGGAGGACGAAATGCCGCTTAAAAAGGGATCAAGCCAGAAGACGATCAGCCGCAACATCGGCGAGCTCGTCGGGGCTTACAAGGAAAAGGGACGCATTGGCACGAGCAAGCCGAAGAGCAAGTCTGCTGCGGTAAAGCAGGCAGCAGCGATTGCGTATGCCAAGGCAGGTAAGTCGCGTGGAATGAAGCGCGGCGGAGTCATGGGCGCGGTGAAAACCGTGAAGAAAAAGGACGGCAATCGTCCCGTAAAGATTTATTAATCACTTGCGCTTCAGAGGGCGCGCGAAGCCCTCTGCTTTTCATGGAAACTAACCATGCTTGAGTTTGCCGAAGCCGTGCTTCGTGAAATCAGAGATCTGAGAGAAAGCTCGGAACAGATAGTCCTGAACGGAACGATCTCCGACATGGAGCGGTATCGCTTCATGATGGGTCGTCTTGAGGGCTTAAAGCTGGTTGAGGATTCCGTGAAACGACTGCTCAAGTCCCGCACGGATGATGACGGCTTTATGATCTAAAGGAGACCCAGAGTGACAGCAACTGCAAAAGAGCCCACGGCACTAGAGAAGAAGTGGGCAGAAGAGGCCGAGAAGCATGTTCCTTCGTTGGAGGATGCGTACACGGCCGAAGGGCTCAAGCCCGAAAAGCTCCATGAGTCGGTACTCAATCGCATCCCCACTCCAACTGGGTGGCGTATTGCGATCCTGCCCTATCGCGGCGCAGAGAAGACCAAGGGCGGTATCGCATTAGCCGAAGAGACCCAGCGCAAGCAGCAGGTTTCTACGGTATGCGGATATGTGCTCAAGGTCGGCCCGATCGCGTACGGCGATGAGGGAAAGTTCCCTACCGGCCCGTGGTGCAAGGAAGGCGATTGGATCATCTTCGGCCGTTATGCCGGCGCGCGGATCCCGATCGACGGTGGCGAGATTCGTCTAATCAATGACGACGAGGTGCTCGGCATCGTGGCCGACCCTGAAGACGTCCTTCACATGTGGTAACGGAGAATACAAATGGTTAACGAGCAGTTGGAATTTAACGTCGGCGAGGACGAAAAGCCGGCAACCGTCGAGGTTGCGGAAAACGGTCAGGCCGAGGTGTTACAGGAAACGCCCGAGGCCCCGAAAGCAAAGGCAGAGCCTAATGGGCAGGAGCGCGAGCTCGATCAGTACAGCGATAACGTCAAAAAGCGTATCGACAAGCTGACCGCGCGTCTGCGCGAGACGCAGCGCCGTGAGCAGGCGGCCTTGGAGTATGCCAAGCAGGTGCAGTCGCGCGCGCAGGAGCTTGAGCAGCGGTACTTGAAGAGCGACGAAGAGCGGCTGACCGAGGCCAAGGGCCGGGTCGAGACGCAAGTCGTGGCGCTCAAGCAGATTATCCGCAAGGCCCGTGAAGAGGGGGATGTGGATACCGAGACCGAGGCCCAACAGCGGCTGGCTTCGTTGACTTACGAGCAAAACCAGATCGACATGGCCAATCAGCAGCGTGCTGCGTGGATGGCCCAGCAGCAGGCGGCCGCCCAGCAGCCGGTACAGCAACCCGTTCAGCAGCAGCGGCAGGTCGATCCGCGCGTGGAAGATTGGGCGGAGAAGAACAAGTGGTATGGGCGCGATAACGTCATGACCCACGCCGCGTGGGGTATCCACCGCCAGTTGATTCAGGTGGAGGGATTTGACCCCAGTTCAGACGAGTACTATGATGAACTTGACAAACGTATCCGAGAGGCGTTTCCCCACAAGTTTGAGGAAGCCTCTGGAACGCAGGCTAGGGCAACCAGATCCGTGCAGACGGTTGCGCCCGCCTCCCGATCCTCCGGGATCAACAATGCTGCACGCCGCACTGTCAAGTTGACCCCAAGTCAAGTGGCAATTGCTAAAAAGCTGGGTGTTCCTCTCGAGGAATACGCCAAGTACGTGAAGGAGTAAGGAAACATGTCAGACGCCAAACTTTCTAATCGCGCTTCTCGTGAGGTCGAATCTCGAGGGAACACCGCGCGGCGTAAACCATGGGCTCCGCCTTCCCGTTTGGATGCGCCCCCGGCTCCCCTTGGATACAAGCACCGCTGGATTCGAGCTTCGGCAGGTGGAGTAGAAGATCGTACGAACATTGCAGGTCGTCTCCGTGAGGGGTACGAGCTGGTTCGTGCGGACGAATACCCTGACTTTCCGGTGCCCACGGTGGATGACGGCCGACACGCTGGTGTGATTAGCGTGGGAGGTCTGCTCTTAGCCCGTATCCCAGAGGAGACAGTTGAGGAGCGCAACGCGTATTACCGCGACCGAGCGAACAACCAAATGCAGGCTGCGGACAACGAGCTCATGAAAAGCAACGCTCATTCGAGCATGCAGATTGAGCGACCAAGCCGCAAGTCTCGCGTTTCATTCGGCGGCTCTAAAAAAGCCAGTGAATAACTTTTTTTGAGGACAATCAAATGGCAAATACAGATAAGGCCTTTGGTCTCCGTCCTCTCGGCAATCTGTCTGCGACTGGAGCCCAGAAGCAGTACGGTTACGAGATTGCGGATAGCCAGGCCGGCGCGATCTATCAGGGTGACCTGGTGACGATCGTTAACGGCTATGTCGTTAAGTTTGCTCCGGCGACGCATGCTGCGGCGCTTGGGGTGTTTAACGGTTGCTTCTATATCGACCCGACGACGGGTAAGCCCACTTGGAAGAACTACTACCCCGGTAGCGTCAACATCACGGAAGGCGAAATTGTCGCTGACGTGCTCGACGACCCGAGCCAGTTGTTCATCATCCAAGCTGACGAGGACATCGAGAAGGCCGATATCGGCAAGAACGCAGATGTCATCGGAACGGGCGGCAGCACTACTACGGGCGTCTCTTCGATGGAATTGGATTCGTCCACCATCGCGGACACGGCGGCACTCAACCTCAAGATCGTTGGCCTCTGGAATGTTCCGGGCAACGCGTTTGGGGACTTTGCCGTGGTCGTTGTGAAAATCAACGAGCACCTGTATGGCAGCACCGGCGTCAAGGCCGTAACCTGATTTATAGGGGCATAAAGACATGGCAATTTCACGTGCACAACTTGTTAAGGAGCTCGAGCCGGGTTTGAACGCCCTGTTCGGCCTCGAGTACAAGAACTACGAGAACGAGCACGCCGAGATCTACTCGGTGGAGACTTCTGATCGTGCGTTCGAGGAAGAGGTGATGGAGTCCGGCTTTGCCGAGGCTCCGGTGAAGACCGAAGGCGCTGGCGTCGCGTACGACCAGGCGCAGGAAGTCTACACTGCTCGCTACACCCACGAGACGATCGCTCTGGCGTTCTCGCTCACCGAAGAAGCCGTTGAGGACAACCTCTACGACCGACTCGCTGCGCGTTACACCAAGGCACTCGCCCGCTCGATGGCTCAGACGAAGCAGATCAAGGCCGCTGACGTGCTTAACGGCGCGTTCACGACCTCGACTGGTGGTGACGGCAAGCCGCTTTGCGCGACGGACCACCCGACCCTGTCGGGCCCGGACCTCGCCAACGAGCTGGCCACTTCGGCTGACCTCAGTGAGACTTCTCTTGAGCAGGCTCTGATCGACATCGCCAAGTTCACCGATGAGCGTGGCCTGAAGATCGCTGTTCAGGGCTTGAAGCTCATCATCCCGAAGGAACTCATGTTTACGGCTGATCGTATCCTCAAGTCGACGCTGCGCGTTGGCACTGCGGATAACGACATCAACGCCGTGAAGAACATGGGCATGGTGCCGCAGGGTTACACCGTGAACCACTTCTTGACCGACCCGGACGCTTGGTTCATCAAGACCGACGCTCCGAACGGCATGAAGATGTTCCAGCGTGTCGCCATCAAGACTGGTTTCGAAGGCGACTTCGACACCGGCAACGTGCGGTACAAGG